GCGTCCAGCTCAGTGAGCGCACGCCACGTATCCATCTGCAGAACCTCTTCCTCTTTAGTGATGTCGCCGCCTGTCAGTGCGCGAAGCTCGTTGTTGTATATCTCCAGATAGTCCGGCTGGTCTACTTCATCACTGTTAGACGGAGCAGGACGGAAGAAGTGCTTGAACTCACGCGAGAGAACTTGCTTAACATGAGCGTACCAGAGCATCGTGCCCAGTGTCTCCTCTGGCGAAAGTTCCATTTTATTGGGATTGTTGCCCTCATCATCCTCATAAAGCTGACATGCCAGACAAGCAATCCATTTGTCATCCTTGGTTTGCTGGAAGTTCTGGTAGTATTTCTCGGCATTAAGATAAGTCTCGAAAGTAACACCCTGAAGGAGTACATCGGTCGCATGATAGCCATTGACAGCATCCAACCTACCATCGAAGCCATCATACGAGTCGATGTAGTCCAACTGGTGTATGAATTCCTGGATCTCCCATGTCTTGATATAGACTGCACGGGCTATTCCATCAATTTTGCATTTCCATCCGTAACGAGTCTTCCTGATGATACCCACTCCGGCGAAACGGCAGAACATATAAGTCTTTACCACCGTATGGTCGGCAAAGTGAACGAGCAGCCACAGCGTGTAGCGCAGCTGCTGTTGCGTCATCTCGCCCCACGATGCCGGAACATGCAGGTCGATGGTAACAGTCTTAGCCTTGCTATCCGTTGAAGAGGAAGGCCGTTGACTCCTTAGTGTTCTGGAAGTGCTCATAGTGTGTCAGTTTATATGCCGAACTCTCTTTCCATTTGTTGAAGTTCACTTCATCACTCTCCATCATTGAGAAGAGCAAGCGCCACTCCGGCTTGTGCATCGTGGCATTGGCATAGATAGTCCATCTATCCATGATGAGCTGAATCTGTTCAATTACTAAGTGATACTTCTGCAATCGATTCTCATCTGCCTTACGGTAAGCGTCAAGCAACTCACTAAGCATCTCATCACCCATATACCGGCGGATTTCTATCCATGCCTCACGCAGCGGGCTTTGAATGTCATCCCATTTTTGTGCATTGGCAATAGTTCGAAATGAACTATCCGTGAAGAAATAGAAGAGGTCGAAAAAGTATGGTATTGCACGCCGAGCCTGAGGCGACGCGCCCCAGTTCTCTGAGCGCAGACCGTAGAACAACTCCGACTCACGGCGCAGCAGCTGTGTGCGGAGTGCCGCTTCCAGCGAGTCTACACGCTGCTTCGATGCAGGAGCTACATTGTTGTTGCTCACCACGCCGAAGCCTGTTGGAGTGAATACCAGGTCTAACTGACGGAGAGAGTTGAGAGTTCCGGTAAGGCAGACGACATCCTTGTATGCCGTCTGGAGTGACTTTACAGTCTCCAGCTGGTCCTCACCAGCCTTACCGAGATAGACATTCCGAACCATATTCAGAGAATTATCTATCTCCGTCTTGACCTTCTCATATACATCATTACCGGCACGCTTGCCAACCGGCAGTGAGCGCTCAAAATCTTCTTTAGTTATTGTTATTTCCATCTTCGTCCTCGTTATTGTCTGAGTTAGCGTTTCCACTCACCTTCTTGGCATCCTTATTCTCATCAAGAGTGGTGAGCATAATCATCGGCACGTCAACGGTGGCACGGTCTGACCATCCGTTGTAGTGAAGAATTACATGATACGGCTTTGCCATCACATCATGGAATATCTTCTCCTGTGCCTGCTTTAGCGTAAAAAGTTCTCGCTTATCCGAGCCTGAGTTGTTCATCTGGGACTTACCCGGTACCGCGCCGACGAGGTTAGGATGCACTCCGAAAGCGAAGCACAGCACATTGGCAGCCTCCTGCATGTCATCACTCCAGTTGCCACCTTCCTTCTTCGACGGATCATTGAGGTTGGTAATCTTCACGCTGCTCACCTCCTTGCCCGTGACAGGTTCGATGTAGCAGCCACTGACGATAGCCTTGCCGGCATTCTGCACACCCGTAACGAAGTCGATGATGTTCTGCTTTTCCTGCTCTACGCGTTCCTTGCGTTTTTTCTCATCATGGATATCCTCGTTATCGCAGAGGTTGTTCCAGTAGTCATCGAGCACTTCTATAAGCACTCGTGGAGCACTGGTGTTCTTGATGAGGAACCGCTTGCCGATGCCGATAAGACGGTAGATGTCAAGCCATGAGTCGCGGAACACGCTCGTATAGTACGGCATCGGGTAGTACTGGGTGCCTGGAGTGGCAATACGGCTGAGTATTGCGAACTTGCGCTCTTTGTCGGGAACAGGGCGTTTCTTTCCCGTTCGAGGGTCAGGACGGCGACCCATCCTGACTTCGAGGTCGCCCAGAGGGTCCCAATAATCAAGCAGTGGAATAACCTCCACCTTATCATCCTCACGGTGTCCCATACGGAAGTCACCGAAGAATACGTGTTCAATTTTTCCCGAATTTGTCGATGGGGCGTACTCGAATCGGCAGTACATTGCATCCTTATCACGCACCTGAACAATCTTCTTGCCATCCTTGGATAGGATGATACACGTAACGGAGAAGTTGAAGAACTTGATGTCCGTCGACTGCTCCGCGAAGCACTCCTGGAGTGAGTTGCGAAGACAGAAGTCAAGAATCTCCGGATCATCAATATCCTTTTTCTCCTTACGGTCGACGAAACGGAGTCCCTGACCATAGCAGCTGATGATATTGAACTGCTGACACTGTGCGGTGATCATATTTCCGATTAGTGTTTTGCGGATGCGGTACGGAAGTTGGTCATCAGGACCGAACTGCACATACTTGTATGTCTTTCCGGAAATTTCTAACGGCACGTAGTTTACGTTGCCGTCATCCTCATCGAAGATGTCGGAAGTATCGGAGCCATACTCCGATGAAATCGAGTTCTGCGCTCCACTGCCGACATCAGCGACACCGCAGGGCATCACCCTGTAGCTGCTGGTCGCCCTGCCTTGTTTGTCCATGCCGGTGCCCGTCTTCACGAGCTTATAATCATCACTCATAGATATACTTTTAATCCGTTAATTTCAATGATAAAAATCTCAGGGATAGTCCGTATCTCTCTGCCTTTGCGTATGCGGACGTAACCACCTAACCAATATTGATGATGGACATAGTATCCGTTATACGTCTCAATGGCTCCCTTGCTTTCAAGACACCAGGCTTTCAGGTTCACCGTCTGGTGATGCTGATAGGCTGAGTCCATTACCCGTTGCATGTCTGAGAAGTGGATGGACCGGTCGGTCTTTGTCTTATGCCTGAGTGTTGTTTTATCCATTAGTTGAATGTATAGTCAAATGTATTGTCGAATATCCTGCCTTCACGGTACATCTCAACGACATTGTGGTTGAGCTGTGCGTAATGGTACGAGAACGTGAAGCGGAATATCTCATCATCCTCGTTGGTCTGGTCCGACTTCTGCTCCGAGATAACAACCTCTTTCGATATCTTGAGCTTGCCTGCCTTTATAGTGAGGACACGGATATAGTCGGAGCGCAGCAGATCGCCGAACCATTCGGCTTCGGCTGCTGACAGCGGACCGGTGTCAGCCTTGAAGGTACGGGTCTCGGTAATCTTTATATTTTTCTCCTTCGACTCCACGTAGGCTGTCTCGTACTTGATGGACGGGCTCTTGGTGAGCACTCCAGTACAGTAGAACAGCTCTTCCACTCCGAATGAGTTCATGAAAATGAGGATAGGAGCGCAGTCTGGATTCTCCTGGTCTATCCAGTAATCCTGACGGCGGTTCCCGGCGGTAACATAGAAGCTCACGAGTGTCTTGCCGGCAACGATGAACTGCGACGGACTGACATCTATGGTCGTGAAGTTGGCGTTGCCGCCGATGGCAGTGAGCGGAAAACTCTTATGACTGCCGTCGCTGTAGGTGCAATAGGCTGTGGCAGCGTCCTTGCTGAGATAATGCAGATACTCCAGCCTGCCTATTGAGGTGGTCTTTGTTCCCATCAGTATTGACAGGAAGTAGTTATCCACGAAATCGGCACATGTAGTGTCAATTTCGGCAGCGCAATAGACAATCTCGCACGACTGTGTATTTTTCTGCGTACTGTCTGAGTCGGAGAATTCCTCAGTCATCTCAATCTTCAGTTGCAAGTCAAGGCTCTGACGGGCAAAGGGCATGAGCAGCGTCGAAAGGTCGCCGATCTTTATGCTTCCATCGACGGGGAATAGATGCTCCGAGTATATCTCCTTCCATGTCTTGCCGTCGGTGGATATGCTCATTACCGTGGCAAGGCGGTAGCCTGTCATGGTAATGACGACATCGGGGATGGATGCCGAGAAATATTTTCCTGAGAGTCCTTGCGTTACTGTTATCATAAGGGCAAAGGTATTACATTATATATGCTAATAAAAATACCACGGAAAAGGGCTGCTAACCTCACGGTCTACAGCCCTCAAATTCTGACAATCTTAATGTCTTGGTTAAAAAAAATAATTCGTAAAGTTAAGCGGAAGAGCGACGCTTCGCTACAGTTGTATCGGCTTCATGTCGCGCCATATAGCCCACTTAATTGAGCCGTCCTCAACGGTTACGGTCGTGAACTCATGGAGTAGCATGTACTTTGCTATCACTTCGGCATCGACGGGGTACATCGACGCGAGTTCGCTTTGTATCTCTTCAGACGACTTCGGGTCTGGAACGAGGTTGTATGAAGGCAGGTTCTCACGGCTGAACATATATCCGTCGAGCATGGTGCATTGCTCCTTGATGCTCTCCGTCTCATTCTTATCACGGTCGGGGTCGTTAAGCCAGTTATTGTAGGATTCTTCATCGAAACTATTCTCTTTCATAGCTGCGTAATTTTAAGGGTTATCATCTCTTGCCGCATGTCGGCAATCTTATTGTTCATCTCCTGCAGATCCTGGTAGTTCTTGATGATCTGACGTTTCGTCTTATCATCAGCAGGACTGTCCTTGGCTGTTCTTGCCAGCTGCTTGGCATCGTCAAGCTCAGTGGAGAGATACTTCAGTATCTCTTCAAGGAGATTGATGCGCTCTGTTAG